ATTAAATAAAATTAAATCTATCTATCCATCTAATCATGTGTTCCAAGAAAATGAAAAATTGAAGATGGACAAGACGGATGAGATAGAATTTGAGAGAGTTATTAGTAATTGTGAATTACATGTATTGGATCCTACACTTGCTATTGAAATTGAGGAAATAGTAAAAGAAATGTATATGGACTTAAAAACTAAAGAAAAAATAAAAAAACTTAATTCAAAGAAAATATTATATGCACTAAAACAATTTGCAATAGCAAACACGCAAACTGAAATAAAAAAACCAAAGGAATATTTTAAGAAATGTGTTTTATCTGCAATGAATCAAACGGAGTTAAGTACGCAATATGATGTTAATACAATATACAAAATGGGGGCTTTAGTATGAGTATGTTTAGTTCATTGTTTAATAGAAATACAGTTCCAATATATCAAAAAATGGAAACAATAGAAAGTGGAAATTCAGTAGTAAATGCAAAAAGGAAAAAGGCATACGATTATTATAAATGCGACTATTGTGGAGCTGAAATAAGAATAAAAGAGAAGAGGCATGAAATGACAGGAGGAATTGCAATAATACCACATACAATTACTAGAAGAGGAGAACTAAGATTGGCATTATGTAGTAAATGCTTAAAACCAGCATTGAAGGAATTAGAAAAGGAGAAATAAATGGGAGAAGATAGTAACCTAAGTACACTATTTTATGCAATAGTTGGTTCAGATGAAGAAATGAAACCACTAGGGAAAACAGAATTAAATTTAATTGATGAGGAAAGTAAAAATCCAAAATATGCTGAAGGTGGAATAAAAAATAAATGTGTAGCTTTTGCAGAGGTAGGAGAAAATGGATTTTCAGGAGAATTAGAGTTAATTGTAACACCTAAAACAATGAAAAAGAAAAGATTTATAAAATTAATTATGAGCAAAGGTTATCAAAAGAATGAGGCTTATAAGATGCATCAAGAATATATGAAAAAATATAAATCTAGAACTTTAATAGGATTCACTATTTTTCTAGAGAGCTATAATATAAAGCCGATATTCAAATTGAAAATTGGAGAAAAAGTTTATGAAGGAGGAATAGATTTTGGATAGAGAAAAATTAGAAGAATTAGCAAAACAAAGAATGCAACAAATTGCAAAAAAAGTAAAAGAGGAACTTCCAGAGGGATTTGGATTTGTAGTATTAGCATTTGAATTTAATGCTGCACCAAACACAGCACAAATGATGTATGTTTCTAATGCTAATCGAGATGATGTTGAAAAAGCAATGGAAGAATGGATTGAAAAAACAAGAAATTCTTATGGAAATGATACAGAAAAGTATGGAGGTAAAATAGATGATAGTACCAGATAATATAAAACAAGCAATAAAAGAATGCGCTGAAGCAGAAAACAAAGCATGTTTGAATGAAAGAATAATTATGAGGTGGCTAGAAGAAAGAAAGTTAACAGAGGAAACAGCAAGTAGTCCAAATCGTGATATGACAGATTCTTTTATAGATTATTGTAAAATGACTTGTAATCCAGATGAATTTATTGAAGTATTAGAAAATTTAGATAGAACGGAGTAGAAAAAATAAAGAGGTGATACAAATGATGTATGAATTTGAAATGATAGGAGATATTGTTGGAAAAGCAAGACCTAGAATGAATACAAGAACAGGAAAAGCATATACACCAACTAATACTAAAAACTATGAATATTTTTTAAGACAATGGTTTATTAGAGAATATCCTAACTTTACAACAATAGAAACAAGAGTAAAGGTAACAATTATAGCTTACTTTGGTATTCCAAAGAGTACAAGCAAAAAGAAAGAAGCGGAAATGTTAGCAAATATTATAAGCCCAACTAAAAAGCCTGATGCAGATAATATTATAAAAATAGTATTAGATGCTATGAATAAATTTGCTTTTAAAGATGATACACAAGTTACAAAATTAGAAATTGAAAAGAAATATAGTAGAACACCTAAAATTTATATAAAAATTGAGGAGTATTAGATAAAATGAAATATTTAATAAAAATCATAATGCAACGGAAGGTTAAGAGAGTATATAGAAATAATTTGGAAACAAAAGAGATTATTTAAGAAAAATATAAAGAGAAAAAATAGTTATTTTGTTGATTATTATGGATATAGATGTTTGGGAAAAACATATTTAATATCTAAGTTAGCAAAAAAATATAAGCTAAAAGTTATTACTAAATATTCTTTATATCAAAAACCATATATTCACATAAAAAATAATACTATAAATACGTTACCTTCTACCAATAAAAAAGAGATATTTTTAATTGATGGATTAGACTTATCTACAATAAAAAATTTACAAAGTAAGGGATACGTAATTATAGGATATATAAATTAAGGAGAAAAAAGCCTATGAAGTGTATAAAATGTGGGAAATATCCTTTTTGTAACAAAATAAAAGATTCACAGCAAGAAGCTTGTGAAGAATTTATAAAAAAATCATTAGAAATAAAAATTACAAGAGAGGAAGAGACAAAGAATGAAAATAGATAATATAGATGAAGTTGAAGCTTTTGCAAAAGAAATGAATTATTTTTTTACATACATAGAAAGGACAAATTCAGATCTAAAAAATGAATTGAGAGTTAAAGAATTAGAGCAAGACGATTTATTACATGAAATAGAATTAAGTAAATTAAATGCTTTTGAACTTTCAAAGGTGGCAGTTAGATTAAGAGATGTTAGACAAGAAAGAAGAGTAATAAAGGACAAGCTTGAATTTATATCAACATTAAAAGGGTTTTCTGATAAATATAACAATAAGCTAATAACAGGCGATATAGCACAATTATTAAAAAATATAAGAATGCTAAAAGAAAACTGGGATACTAGAATATATAAAACAAGAGTTTTAGAAGATCTAAAAATTAGTAAAATGAAAAAGAAAGAGGAAAGCGAATGATTAAATTTTTATTAGGTTTATTCATAGGAACATTTATAGGAATTGCAATTATGTGTTTGATGTTTGTAGCAAAAGATACTGAAGAATGAAAGGAAAATAGATATGCCAAAATTTAATAATATAGATTATAAAGAACTTTTGACAGATGTACAAGTTGTATATAGTTGTCCATATTGTAATAAACAATTCTTCAATAAAAATTCATATAGGAATCATATAGTAAAAGGTTATTGCACAATGTGTGATATTAAAACAGGTAAAAGTATAGAAATTGAAATACCATTAGATTGGCTGGGGAGGGATTAGAGATGTTAGTTCCGATAGTAGATATGAACGAATTTGAAAAAGTAGGTTTTAAAAAGTGTAAAAAGCCTTATGACAATTGTTATTATTTATGTTTCTCAAAAGGAATACAATATATTTTTTTAAGTCCTGTAATGATAGATATTGAAAAATGGGAAGAGGAAGATCCAAGAATACATAAAAATGCTAATTGTAGATATAGAGATGAAAGAACAGCACAAGATTTTATGTGCGAATTGATACAAAATAAAATGGTAACATGTGATTATTTAATTAAGAGGTGATTCAATTCATGAGTAATATTTATGATATGTCGGGAAAAAAGAAAGTGATATTTACAGAAAATCTTGAAACCAATATTACATATAAAGAAATAATGAAAATAGTAATAGAAAATGCAACAGAAGAAGGATGTCATCAAATATTTTGTGATGGTGGAATAAATATGTGTCCATCAAATATATTTGGATCAGAAAAAATAGACAAACAAAAAGAAGAGGATATTTGCGATTATGAAAGTATTGGCTGTACAAAATGTTGGACTAATGCAATAAAAGGATTGGAGGAAAAAATAAAATGACAGAAGAACAGATACAAAAAATGCAATTAGCTAAAAGCAATATATTAAAGGGAGAAGATATAGAAGCTGCTGCATATATATTAGAAAAATGTGTATTTGATAATGTGATTATTATAGGAGAAAGAGTTAATTATTTAAAAATAGCAACAAGACAAATATTAGATTTCATTAAAAGATATAAGGAAAGCGATTATGAAACGATATGCCTAGAAAATAACGAATTACGAGAAATAGCAGACAGAATTCAAAGTGAATACAATGAGTTATTAAATAAAAAAAGAATAAATAGTGAATACAGACCATGTATAGTTAGAAATAAAAAAGCATTATTTCATAAATGGGTACATACAAAAAATTTATTAGGTCAAGAATTTGAAGTTGGATTAGTAGAATATGAAAATGGACAAATAGGAGAGACAACACCAAACAGTATAAAATTTTGTGATGCAAAATTAGATGAATATTGTTTTACAAAGGAGGAATAATCAATGGCTGAAACAAAAAAATATAAAGTTATATGTTGTAATTGTAATAAAGAGATATATGCAACAAAATCAATATTTCATAAAATGGGCATGTTTGATTTAGGACAAGGAAGATGTTTGCATTGCAATACAAGTTTACAATTAATATATGAGCCGGAAACAGACACGATGAAATCAAGATTATATGATGATTTTATAAAAGAAAGACAAAGCAAAATGAAAAATTAAATTTATATGGAGGTACTAAAAGATGAAGTGTACAGGAAAAGAATGGGATACTTGCAGAGTTGAAAAAATGGGATGCAAAGGATGTTATTATGATGAAAAAGAATTTGTAACATTCACAAAAGATGAAGAAGCGATAAATGTATATTTTGTAAAAGATGGTATAAAAGTTGCAGATATTTTAATGGGAGTAGCAGCAACAATAAAAATTATTATGGAAGAAACCGGAAAAGACAAAGAAACAGTATTAAAAGTAGTTAATGAAATGATTGATGAAGCCAATAAAAAGAAAAAGGCTTTAGAAAAAGAAATATGGAAACAAGAAGAAGCGGAAGAAGAAAGAATACGAAAAGAAGTGTGGGGGGATTAAGATGGGAAAACTGGATTTAGAAAATTTACAAAGCATAATAGAACATTTAGAAGTATCAAGAACAAATACTGAAAATATTATTGAAAAACAAAACATGACTTTATTTCATTCAAAAGATTATTACGAAGGACAATTGGATACCTACAATGATGTAATAAGAATGCTAAAAATATATCAAGGGAATAGTAAGGAGAATTTATGAAAGAGATATTATTTAAAATATTAGTTGTATTACTTAGTCCAATATATTTTATGTTTTGGATATTTGCAAACATAATGGGATTGGCAATGGAAATTGGACAACCAATATTAGATGTTGTACTGGAAAAAGTAGAAAAAATGTCATCTTTTTGGAAAGAATTTTTTAAAGGAAAAAATAAATGAAAAAAACACAAGAAATAAAATATAAAGATGAAATATGGGAAAGAATATTAAATTCTAAATATGAAATTAGTAATTATGGAAGAGTCAGAAGATTTTATAAATACAAATATAGATATTTAAAAACATTTAGAAAAGGTTCAATACAAGTAATAAAATTACATATTGATGAAAAAGGAAAGGACTACAATGTAGCAAAACTTGTAATTGAAACATTTAATAGAAAATTAAAAGCAGAAGAGGTAGCATATCACAAAAATGAAATAATATCAGACAATAGATTATCAAATCTTCAAATTACAACTAGATCAGAAGCGGGTAAAAGGACTGGTTGGCAATCTCATAGAAAATCAATTGTAATGCTTGATAATGAAGGTGTTATAATAAAAGTTTTTAAAGGTACAAGAGATGCAGCAAAGAATTTATTTATAAGTCGACAAACAGTAAGTGATTATTGTAATAAAAGAGTAGAAAATCCAATGTATGATTTATATTGGGGAGATGAATTGATAGATAAAGAAGGGGAATAGATAATGAAACAAATTGATTATAAAAATATTACAATTGGACAAGTTCAATGCTTAAACAAAAGTGGATATTTTTCTGAAATGATTTGTGATGGAGATAATTTAAAAGTAGGACTATCAGAAGAGGAATATATAGAAGCGGAAAAGAAAATAAAAAAACTTATTGATGACGTTATGAAACCAGTAGTGGAAGCATTTGAACAAATTGCTAATACAATAGCAGAAATAAGTGTAGATATATTTGATATGACAAAGAAAGCTGTTAATAATTTGTATAAAGCTATATATCCTATTTTGGATAAAAAAATAAGCAAAAAGAAATTTATTAAACTCTTGCAAAGTGAAGGAATACAACGAAATGAAATAAATAAGATTGTTCAAGGAAATAAAGACAAATATACATATTTGAGATATTACAATATAGTCAATAATTCATATAAAAACAATAAAATAAAAAACGATAGAATATAAAAAAACAATAACCATAGGTAGCTGTAAGAAAATAATAAAAAAATTTATTATGAACAATAAAAAAACAAAAACGAACACAATAGAAAATTTAGAGATGTCAAATAGTTGAAATTAAAGGAAAAAATTATAAATTTTTTGAATAGGAGGACAAAAGATTAATGTGCAAAAAGATTTAGAAAATTATAATACATACAAATTTAGATTAAGAGAAACGGAAAAGAAAAGGTGGTGTGTATATGGAAATTAAAGCATTAAGTAGATATTTGAAAAAGAATAAAGAATTAAATACTACAAAAAAGATAATTGAAAAATTAAGGGCAAAGCCCAAAATAGTTACTGACTTTGCGAAAGATTATAAAACTGGTTATCCTCATAATGTAAAGATAGAAGGATATGATGTTATTACACATTACAAAATTGAGATGTACGAAAAAAAGCAAAAAAGATTAGAAAAGGAGATTCCTCTTGAATTAGAAGAATTAACAAAAGTAATTGACACAATAGAAGATCCTATTGCAAAATCTGTTATGGAATACAGATTTATAACAGATATGAGTTTTGAAGAAATTGCAATGAAAACAAATAATACATACGAGAATGTAAGAAATATATATTATAGGACATTAAAAAAACTTGACACAAAATGATACAAAATGTGTGATATAATATGTATAGTAATAAATGTATAAAAAGTTCGTAAGCAAAAAAACCTACGAGCTTTTTTATTATACTAATGTGTAAAGAGGTATATCTATGGATATTGGTAGATGTATGACAAGAGAATGTAAAAATTGCAAATATGAAACAAGATGTTTTAAGGAGTATAAAGATGAATATAAGAAAAATAAAAATCGCAAATCTAAAACCGGCAGAATACAATCCAAGAATAGATTTAAAACCAGAAAATGTAGAATATCAAAGAATAAAGAGAAGCCTAGTTGAATTTGGATATGTTGCACCGATTATAGTTAATACAGATATGACTGTTATAAGTGGACATCAAAGATTAAAGGTATTAAAGGAACTAGGATATACAGAAATAGATTGCAATATTGTTGATTTAGATAAAAACAAAGAAAAAGCATTAAATATAGCACTTAATAAAATATCTGGAGAATGGGACAATGATAAATTGGAAGAATTGCTTTCAGAGTTAAGAGATAGCAATTACGATTTAGATATAACAGGTTTTGATGAAAATGAAATAGAAAAAATATTTAAAGAAGCGGAAGAAGTAATCAATGATAATAAAGAAGTTGAACTAACAGAATTTGGTGATGATAAATTCAAATGTCAATGTCCTAAATGTGGTTTTATGTTTGATATAAAAAAATAAGGAGAATACAATGCCAGAATATGAGTGGAATCTAAAAGATTTAAAACAAGTTTCAAAAAATAATTATAATGTCTTTTCGTGTTTTTCGTGTGGTGGCGGTTCAACTATGGGATATAAATTAGCAGGATATAATGTTATAGGAAATTGCGAAATAGATAAAAAAATAAATGAAGTATATGTAAAAAATCATGATCCTAAATATAATTACTGTATGCCAATTCAAGAAATGATTGCTTTAAAAGATTATCCTAAAGAATTATATAATTTAGATATATTAGATGGCAGTCCTCCATGTAGCACTTTTTCATTAGCTGGAGAAAGAGAAAAAAATTGGGGAAAAAGTAAAAAATTTAGAGAAGGTCAAGCATATCAAGTTTTAGATGATTTATTTTTTGAATTTATAAAGCTAGCTGAAAAATTAAAACCAAAAATAATTGTTGCCGAAAATGTAAAAGGAATATTAATGGGAAATGCTAAAGGATATGTTAATTTAATAATAAAAAAATTAGATGAAGTGGGATATAAAACACAAATATTTTTATTAAATTCAGCAAGAATGGGTGTACCACAAAAAAGAGAAAGAGTTTTCTTTATAGCAACGAGAAAAGATTTAGAACTCCCAAAAATAAAGTTAGAATTCAATGAAGAATTTATAACATACGGACAAATAAAAGATACAGAATATAAACCAATCAATAAAGATACTATGCTATATCAAAGATGGTTAAAAAGAAGCAGAAAAGATAATAGTTTATGTGATACTATTGAAAGAACTGAAAATGGTAAAATTAGTAGTTTTAATACACAATTTGTAAAAGATGACAGAATACCAAATACATTAGCAGCAGGAGGTTTGTTTTTAAGATTTGATGTTCCTGCATCAATAAGCGATAGAGATATAAAATTAATTCAAACATTTCCACAAGATTATAACTTTTGTGGACAAAATGTTCAATATATATGTGGAATGAGTGTTCCACCGATAATGATGAAGAAAATTGCAAATGAAATAAAATTGCAGTTTTTAGATTGTTTAAAAAGGTAATGGAGGTGGGTGAGTTGTATTGACACAAAATAAAGAAGAAAAAATAAAGAATGATTATTTACAGGGAATGCGATATAAAGACATATTTAAAAAATACAACATTACCTTGCCTGATTTGAAGAAGATTATAAGAAAATATAATCTAACTAGAGAAAAAAGCGAAGTTCTTAAAGGAAATAAAAATGCAAAGAACAATAAAGGTGGACACCCAGCAACAGAAAATAAGAATGCTGTAACAACAGGAGAATATGAAAATATTTATCAAAGTGTATTAACAGAAGAGGAAAAGCAATTATTCAAAAATATGAAAATAGAAAGTACAGATAAATTATTAGATGGATACATAGAAGAATATAAAATGTTGACCATTCGTGAATTAAGAATGATGCGAAGAATAAATAAATTAGAACAATCAGATAAAGATATGACAGTAGGTAGTATAAAAAAGAAGAATAGTCAAGGAAGTATAGAAACTACAACAGAAGCGGAACCAACAATTGATAAGATACAGAAAATAGAAGATAGTTTAACAAGAGTTTCAGAAGCAAAAAGAAAAGGTAGAGAAAACATGATTAAACTAGGATTTAGCAAACGTGAATTAGAACTTAAAGAAAAACAAGCAGAAAATGAATTATGGTAAAGGAAAATAGATTATGTTTGAAAATGCTCATGATTTATATAAATCAAAAGAATGGCAAAATTTATTAAAGAATCTAAGATTAGAAAGAGTAAATGATGAAGAAAAACTAATTTGTGAATATTGTGGAGAAGAGATAGTAAAAGCTTATGATTGTATTGGACATCATAAAATACCATTAAATAATAGCAATGTTAATGATTACAATATAAGTCTTAATCCTGATAATATAATGTTAATACATTTTAAATGCCATAATAAAGTACATCATCGTTTTGGATATGAATTGCCAAAGAAAGTGTATATAGTTTATGGATCTCCTTGTGCTGGTAAATCTACATGGGTTAAAAATATGGGGACAGCTGATGATTTAATTATAGATATAGACAAGATATGGGAATGCATAAGCTTCTGCGATAAATATAACAAACCAAGAAAGTTGCAACAAAATATTTTTGAAACAAGAAATTGTTTAATAGATCAAGTAAAGATGAGACTAGGAAACTGGCAGAATGCTTTTATTGTAGGAACATATCCATTAAAGATGGAAAGACAAAGACTTGCTGATAAACTAGGTGCAGAGCTTATATATATTGATTGTGATGAAGAAATATGTTTAAGTAGAGCAAAAGATGAAAATTGGAAAAAATACATTGAAGAATGGTTTGAGAGTTTTCAAGAATAGCCCCCCTCCAAGACACCATAAATGTTTTTGGTGGGGACTGTAAGGGGAACCTCTTTTTCACACGAAGTAAAATTTTCATTTTTTCTTGAATTAAAAAAATAGATACAGAAAGAAGGGATTATATTTGACAAGAAGGGAAAAATTAGATGAAATTTTTAAAGATATAGAGGATAACAAGAAACAATTAATAAATCCAATGTTAGACAATATAGCCTTTTTGGAAGAACGAATGGAGGAATTAAAAAAATTACCATTTATACAAGTAAATCCTAAAAATCCAACCCAACAAAGAACAACTAAAGCTTCAAAATTGTATAAAGAATGTTCACAAAGCTATATGAATGCAATAAGAATGTTGTATTCCATGATAAATGGACATGAAATAGAAGACGATCCAGTTCAAAAATTCCTAGAGGAGCGACAAAAATTTGGAGGTTAATTATTTAAAACAATATTATGAAGAAATACAAAAAGGAAATATAATAGTTGGATTAGAATTAAAAACAGAATTACAAAAATTAATTAAAGATTTAGATAATCCCCAATACAGATATGATACAAGTGAAAGCCATTTAAGAATAGAATTTATGGAAAATTTGTGTTTACAAAGTAAAAAGCCATTCTATAATGTTCCAATGCAATTATTGCTTTGGGAGAAGGCATTTATAGAAGTTGTTTATTCTTTTAAGTTTTTCGATGAAGAATTAAATAGGTGGGCAAGAAGATTTCAAAATGTAATTTTACTAATTGCAAGAAAAAACGGCAAAACAACATTAATGGCAGCAGATGCTCATACTGATTTAAGAATTGGAGAAGGTGGAATGGATATTGTTTGTGCATCTAATGATGACAAACAAGCTAGCCTTTTATGGAATGAAATAGACAATATGAGAAAAAGAATAGATCCACATTCGAGAATTACACATAAAAATATGTCTGCTATATGCAATACAAAAAAGAATATTACTATTTTTAAAATGTCGAGTAAGACTCAAAACAAAGATGGTAGAAATATAGACAAAATGTATATGGATGAAAGCCACGATGCACCAAATGATGAAATAGCAGAGGCAGGGCAGAAATCAATGTCAACAAAAGATGAACCATTATTTATAAATTTAACAACTGAAGGTTTTATAAATGATGGTTATTTAGATAATGAATTAAAATACGCAAGAGAAGTTTTATTTGATGAAACTAATGATATACATTATTTACCATGGCTATATACACAAGATAGTGAAGAAGAAATATGGCAAGATGAACAAAGTTGGTATAAATCAAATCCGGGTTTAGGAGTGGTAAAAAAGTGGAAGTCATTAAGAGGGGAAATTGAAAAATCTAAAACATCAAAATCAAAAAGAATGCATACTCTTTGTAAAGATTTTAATATAAAACAAAATAATGCTCAATCATGGCTAATGCTTGAAGATTATAGCTATGAAACAGAACCTTTTAATCTAGAAGATTTTAGAGGTTCTTTTTGTTTGGGTGCTGTTGACTTATCAGAAACAACAGACTTATCAAATGCAAAAATATTATTGATGAAACCAAATGATAAAACCAAATATGTATATTCGCATTATTGGATACCAGAAAGTAAATTACAGGATAGTAACGATAAAGAAGCAGGAGCAAAATATGAAGAATGGGCAAGAGAAGGATTACTTACAATACATGAGGGAAATGAAATTGATATATCTAAAATAGCAGATTGGTTTTATGAATTATATAAAAATTATGGAATAAAAACTTACATGGCAGGTTATGATCAAAGATTTTCAAAACCATTTACAGATAGAATGAATGAATTTAGTTTTGAAACAGAAATGATTTTACAAGGAAAAGTTTTATCAAATGCAATGAAACTTGTAGAAGCCGAGTTACAAGACCAAAAAATTAACTACAATAAAAATTCTATGGACAAATGGTGTTTAGGAAATTCAGCAATGGAAATGGACAACTATGGAAATATAATGTGTGTAAAAGTTAAGAATCAAGCAAGTAAAAGAATTGATGGAGCAGTTACATTGATTATTCTATATGAAGTATATAGACGTTATCGTAATGAATTTCATAAACTTATAAGATAGTAAGGAGAAGTAGATGAAAAAATATAGAATTAAATATCAAAAAAATTATAATATTCGTATCGAGAATATTAATGCGATAAATCAAGAAGAGGCAATGTATTCTTTTTATATGAATAATAGAGGATGTGATATTTTAGAAATTAAGGAGGTAAAAAGCATTGAATCTAATTGAATTTATTAACAAATTTAAGAAACCTAAAAATGATAATATGAAATATGCTGAAATGCTAAATGGATACATTCCAATTTTTTCACAATTTGGTCAAGATATATATGCTAGTGATGTAGTGCAACAAGCTATATCATGTTTAGTAACAGAATTGACAAAAGTAAATCCATTTCATATCAGAAAAAATGGAAGTGATTTAGTACCTGTTGAAAGTAGCACAATTCAAAGATTATTAAATCAACCAAATGAAAGAATGACACAGAGTGATTTCTTTGAAAAAGTATTTTGGCAATTATTTCTTAATTATAATGCTTTTATTATTCCAACTTATGTAAGAAATAACAAAGGAGATAAAGAATTTACAGCACTTTATCCAATACAACCAACAGATGTTACTTTTTTACAAGATCCAAATGGAAAATTAGGAATTAAATTTAAGTTTTTTAATGGATATGAGACAATATTAGCTTATTCAGATGTTATACATATTAGATATAGATATTCAATAAATGAACTAATGGGAGGAAATGAATTTGGACAACCAGATAACAAAGCATTATTAAAAACATTAGAGTTAAATGATACTTTATTACAAGGAGTTGCTAAAGCTCTAAAGAGTTCATTTTCTATTAATGGAGTAATTAAATATAACACTTTGTTAGATGATGGAAAGATGGAAAAAAATATAAAAGCCATAGAAGAAAGACTTTCTAAAAATGAAAGTGGATTTTTACCATTAGATATAAAAGGAGAATATATACCATTACAAAACAAGATAGAATTAGTAGATGCAACAACATTAAAATTTATTGATGAAAAGATATTAAGAAATTGGGGAGTTTCTCTTCCGATATTAACAGGAGATTATACAAAAGCTCAATATGAAGCTTTTTATCAAAAAAGTCTTGAACCAATAATTAAGAAAACAGGAGAAGCAATCACAATGGGATTATTCACGGAAAGGGAGAAAGGCTTTGGAAATGCGGTTGTATTATATCCACATGAGTTGATTTTTATGGATACAGGACAAAAAATAGATTTATTTGATTTACTGGTTGATAGTGGAAGTTGCTATAAAAATGAAGTTCGTACAGCATTTGGAATGAAACCACTTCCTGAATTAGCAGGACAAATTGCTATGTCAAGTAATAAAACAAATGCAGAGAATAATAAAACGGATGAACAAAAAAATAATGATGGTGGAGGTAACAAAGATGAACAAGGAGTTAATTAGAAGAAATTATGACTTCGATATACGTGCTCAAAAAGATGAAAAAAGAGGAAATATAATAATTGGAAGGCCAATAGTATATGAAAGTAAAACTGATATTGCAGGAATGTTTGCAGAGGTAATTGAAAAAGGAGCATTGAAAAATACGAATTTAGAGGATGTTAGATTTTTAGTAAATCATGATCAATCAAAGATACCTCTTGCAAGATCAAGAAGAAATACAAAAAATTCAACAATGCAGTTATCTGTTGATGATAAAGGAATGGAAATTCAAGTTGAATTAGATATAGAAAATAATACAGAAGCTAGAAATTTATATAGTGCAATAGAGAGAGGAGACATAACAGGTATGTCTTTTATGTTTGGAATCGAAGATGAAGAATGGGAAGATTTAGACACAGATTATCCAACAAGACATATTAAATCAATTTCAACAGTTGTTGAAGTTAGTGCAGTTACATTTCCTGCATATGAAGATACTTCAATATCTGCTAGAGATAAAAGTGCGGTGGATACTGCACGACTAGCGGTGGACACTGCTAGAAGTGGAGCGGTGGAGACTACTCCAAAACAATTAGAGCTTGAAAAGCTAAAAATAAAATATTTATTAGGAGGATTTTAAAATGAAAAAATTTTTACAAAGTTTAATTGAAAGAAAAAGAAAAGAATTAAAGGACAAAGAAGAAAGAATGAAAAACTCACAAGATATTGATGAGGTAAGAAGTTTAGGAGAAACACTAATAGCATTAAGAGATGAAATTAATGATGCAGAGGAACAACTAAAAAAATTAGAGGATGACAACGGAAATGGTGATAGCAATGATGATGGTGCAGAAGATAAAAAAGATGACAAAAAAGATGATAAAGCAGACGAAGGAAGAAGTGCAAATGGATTTAATCCAAATGCAGTTTTAAATGTCATAGGAGGAGCAAAAATGAATCAAAGAGGACAAGCTTCAAATAATGAAGAAGATATACTTTCTTCAATGGAATATAGAATGGCATTCAAACAATATGCTCAAACAGGAACAAGAAGTGCAAAATTAAATGAAATATTAACACAATATCGTGCTGAAACAAGAGCAGCAGGAGAAGTAACAAGTGAAGAATTAGGAGTATTAATTCCACATACAGTATTACAAGAATTAATCAAAAAAATAGAAGGTTCATATGGACAATTTTCTTCAAGAGTTCGTATGTTAAATGTTCAAGGTGGTGTTGAAGTTCCAATAGCTGATTTTGACGCAACATTCACATGGAGTGGAACGGAAGGAAATGACAAAGAACATGGTGTTAGTGCAGATCAAAAAGTAGATGGAGCTAAAGGAAGCGTTGTATTCTCTTACCATATAGGAGAAATAAGAATAGCACAATCTTTACTACAAAGCATATTAAGTGTAGAAGTATTTGAAAAAGAATTAATAAATGCTTTATTATCAGCTTATTTAAAAGCTAGAGATATAGCAGTTTTAAAAGGTACAGGAAATGCACAACCAACAGGAATACTTACAGATGTTGCAGCAGGATTAAAAAGAATTCCAGCAGCTAATATTATAGAATTTACAGAAGAGGAAATTGCTGATTGGACAGCATGGGAGAAAAAATTATTTGCTAATATACCTTTAGGAATGGAAGGAGCTAATCCTGAATTTGCTATGGCAAAACAAACTTATGTAGGTAATTTATGTACTTTAAAAGATGCTAATAATCAACCAATAAATAAGGCTGGATTTGATGCTAGTGATAAACAATATAAATTCAATGAATATCCTGTACTTAGAACAGAACAAGATTTATTCAAATCATTTGATTTATGTGCAAATGGAGAATATTTTGGAATATTCTGGGTTCCTGAAAAAGCTTATGGTATTAACTCAAATATGACATTTGGATATAAGAGATATTTCGATGAAGATAAAAACAAATGGATTACAAAAGGTTTAGTTATTTTAGATGGTAAACCATTAAACACAAACTATATCTATTTATTAAAAAAATCTGTAAAAGGGTAAGATGAGGGGATGATAATCCCCTTAATTCATTATTTTTAAAAAGGAGAGTATATAAAATGGCAAAAACACAAAATCAAGCAAATGAAACAACTGTTGAAAAAAATGAAATTGTTGAAAAAGAACAAGTTGTAATTAATGAAAATGATATTGTATCAGGAGAAGATTTAAAGGAAAATGATGTAATAGATGTTAATTCACCTGAAGTTACAATTGAAAAAAATACTGATGTAGATGAAGAATCTACAGAAAAAACTGAAGAAAAGACAGAACATTTAGAAGAACAAGAAGAGAAAGAAAAAACAAGTAGAAAGACAAACAACAAAAGATCAGATAATGAAAAAATAAGACTTAAAATTAGAATTGCATTTACAGACAAATACAATGATAGAGACTATAAAGAAAATGATATTGTTGAATTTGAGAAAGAAAGAGCAAGTGAATTATTATCTGATACAAGAAGATTAGTTGAAAAAGTAGACTAAAAAAGGAGCAGTAATATGTTAGAAAAAGTAAAGGAATGCTTGGGAATTACAGGAAATTACCAAGATGATATTATTCAAGGCTGGATTGATGAAATCAAACAATTAATGATAGATGGGGGAATAGCACCATCTATTGTTAATGATGAAAAATCAGCTGGAGTAATTGCAAGAGGTATTGATGATGTTTATTTTCAAAAATCAAATTTATCAACATATTTTTGGCAAAGAGCCACTCAATTAGCACTTAAGGATGGTGATGAAAAATGAGTGGATTTTCAATAAATATAACAAATCCTATACCACTTATTTTATTAATACCAAAGTCAATTAATAATGTTAGGGGAGTAGTAAAAAAAGAATATCCATCAATAGAAGAGGCTTTAAATGTTAAAGATAAAAAAGGAAATTCAATTAATCTATTCTTTGGTAGTTTTAAAACGTATGGTGGTACAGAACGAAATGTAAATGGTGTGTATTCTATTGAAGATACAGCCAATATTGAAACTATGTATAGACCTGATATTACTAGTGCTTGCAGAATTGCAAGAGCTAATGATGGGGCTATATTTGATATTATAAATGAACCGGAAGATATAAACCAAAGACACCAATTTTTAAAATTTAAAATAAAAAGAATTAAAGGTGGAGCTTAAAAAATTATGAGTAAATATAAAAACAAAATGGGAATAGAGTTTGAAGGATTTGATGAAGTTATTTCAAAAATGAATACATTAAATGGTAATGTAAAAGAGATAACCAATAAAGGTCTTATTGAAACTCATAAAATAATAACTCAAAAGGCAGGAGTAGCAGTTCAAAAGAATAATTTACCTGCAAAAGGAAAATACTCAACAGGTCAAACTGCAAAAGCTTTAAAAAAAGATGCTAACATTCAATGGAATGGAACTGTTGGAAGTGTACCAGTAGGTTTTAGCATAAGCCAAGGAGGACTGGCTTCAATTTTTATGATATATGGAACACCAAGGTATATGAAGAATCAAAAAATGTATGATACATTTTGGGGTAAAAAAACTCATGATGAAGTTATTGAAAAGCAAGAAGATATATTTTTTAGTGAATTGAGAAAATTGGAGGGAATGTAATGGAAGAATTATTAATAAAAACAATAAAAGAGATGGGATATCCAATTATTAAACAAGGATCTTTAAGTGAAGATGAAAATTACCCTGAAACTTTTTTTACATTTTGGAATAATACAAGTGATGATGGTTCTCATTATGATAACGAATCTAATACTTATATATGGGATTTTGACTTAAATGTCTATTCAAGTGATCCTGAAAAAATAAATAAATTATTGCTAGATGCAAAAGAAAAATTAATAAAAAAAGAATTTATTGTAAATGGTAAAGGTCATGATCTTATTAGTGATGAACCTACCCATACCGGACGTGGTATAAATGTCCAAATAATTGAAAAATAGGAGGAAAAAAACAATGAAATTTGAAGAATATAGAGGTGTAAAAAATTTGGTTGTTGCCGAATTAACTGAAACAGTTAATGAAAAGGGAGAAACAGTTGCTACTTATGGTGATGTAATAAGATTAGCTGGAGTACAAGCCGTAAGTGGAGAAGTAAGCGAATCAAGTGAAACACATTATTATGATGATATGGCTGCTATTGTTGTTGATTCAGAAGGAGCTGATACATATACATTAACAGTATCAGTTGTAGAAAAGAAAACAAGAGCACTAATTGAAGGAACAACATATGATGAAGCAACAGGAGCTTTAATTGGTACTCAAAAGAAGAAAAAATACTTTGCATTAGGTTATATTGCTGATACTGTTAGTGGTGTAGAAGAATATAACTGGATTTATAAAGGAAAATTTACTGGTGGAAACAAAACACATAATACAAAGAATGATGGTACTGATGCTACAAATATGGAATATACATATACATCAATACAAACAGCTGTAAAATTTGCAAAGGCAGGAAATAAACCTTGTAAATATTTAAGTGTAGATAATGATGGAAAAGCAAATCTAGATACATTCTTCGATAAAGTAACAACACCTGATGATTTGAAAGCTACAGCCTAATTTTGAAAGAAAGGAAATAGAAAATGGAATTAAAATTAAATATTTATAATAAAAAGAACATAGAAAAAACATACTCAACTGATACATACGATTTAATGTTTGGAACAGTAGAGGATTTTATGGACTTAATAGATGTAGATCAAATAAAAACTGGTACTGATACAGAAATAGCAATGGTAGTTGTAAAAGCTATTCCAAAGGGAATGGGAACAATAAAAGAATTGCTAAAAGATGTATTCGAAGGTTTAACAGATAGTGAATTAAAAAACACAAAAGTTAAAGATATAACAAAAGTATTAGTTGCAATTGTAAAATCTAGTATATTAGAAATAAATAAAGGTGTAGATGAAAAAAACTAAATAAGGGAAACTATGATGACGTTTCCCTCTATGAAATACTTTTTGATTTACAAATTAGTATATGCGAAACTTTTCCGAGTTTGAGCCCATTTGATATTAGAAAACAGCGATTTTCTACAGTTATGTTATTAGTTAGAAGACTTAATAATAGATCAAACAAAAGGGAAAGCAAAACACATATTAAAGAGGTAAATGGTAAAAAAAGATGTTATGTACCAGTAACAGATTAAAAAAAGCATTGGCTATTATAGCTAGTGCTTTTTTATGTATTTAAGAAAAGAGGTGGAAACATGTCTACGAAAGGTCAGGATATTACAACATATTATAAAGCTGATATATCTGATTTAAAAAGAGGAATAACCGAAGCAAATAAAAATATGAGATTAGCACAAGCTGAGTTTAAAGCAGTTGCAGCAGGAATGGATGATTGGAGTAAATCGAGTGACGGGGTAAGTGCTAAATTAAAGTCATTAAATACAATTTTAACAGAACAAAAGAATAAGTTAGAAAATTATAAAAAACAACAAAATGAAATGGATAAGGCTTATACTGAAAATGGAAAAGTTGTAGAGATTTTAAAATCAAAGTTACAAGATTTAGCAGATAAAGGTGTTTCAAAAACCTCGGAAGAATATAGAAAATATCAAAAAGAATTAAAACTTGCAGAACAAGAACAAATTTCAAACAAAAAGGCTTCTGATGATCTAAAAACAAAAATTTTAGAACAGCAAGGTGCAGTAAATAAAACAGAAAAAGAAATAAAAAACTATAATAGTGTGTTAACTGAAGTAAAAAGCCAAGAAAATAGAGTTGCAACACAAACAGAAACATTAACTGGTAAAATTGAAAAACAACAAAAAGAATTAGATGAACTAAAAAGCAAATATCAAAATGTAGTATTAGAGCAAGGAAAACATTCAGCAGAGGCAAAATCATTATCAAAAGATATTGAAACCTTATCAACAAAACTAAAAACTAATAAAGAAAAGTTGGAAAATGCATCATCTGCTGCAGATGAATTGGATAATAGTTTAAGTAATATAAATACAGAAAAAGCTAATAAAGGTTTTACAACATTAAATGCTACAATAGCAAATTTAATATCGAGTGGAATAAAAAAATTAGTAAGTGAAATAAATGGACAGTTGAATTCTGCAATTGCAAGGGTTGATACAATAAATTCATACAAAAAAACAATGCAAAATTTAGGATATACAACAGATGCAGTTACAGATACAACTCAGAAACTAAAAAAAGGAATTGAAGGCTTACCAACAACATTGCCTAATATTATGAGTATGCAACAACAATATGCAGCATTAAGTGGAAACATAGACGAAGCAACAGAACTTACATTATCATTAAACAATGCGACATTGGCTGGTGGACAAGGGCAAGAAATAGCAAGTAGTGCAATGCAACAATGGTATCAAATAATTGCAAAAGGAAAGCCTGATTTACAAAGTTGGACTATTATAAATGGAGCAATGCCTGCTCAAATGAATCAAATAGCAGAAGCGGTAATGGGAGCAGGAAAAAAATCACAAGACTTATTTTCTGCATGGCAAGATGGAAAAGTAACAACACAACAAATAAAAGATGCTATTGTTAAGTTGAATACAGATGGTGGAGGTAGTTTAGCTTCTTTTCAACAACAAGCATTAGACGCATCAGGTGGAATTGAAACAAGTATGACAAATGTTAAAACAGCAATTTCTAACGGACTAGCAAATATCATTGAACAAATAGGTGCAGAGAATATTGCAGGTGCTCTTGATGGAATAAAAAAAGCAATTGGAGAGATAACACCTAAAATAAGTGAACTAATAAAATGGATTGTTGATAATAAAGATGAAGTAATTGCAGGAATTACAGGAATGGCAACAGCAATGCTAACATTAAATGTTTCAAATATGATATTTAAAGCAGTAAAAGCTTTTCAAGCATTTAAAACAGCACAAGAAGGAGCGACAGTTGCACAATGGTTATTAAATGTTGCAATGAGTGCAAATCCGATAGGAATTGTAGTTGCATTAATAGCAGGATTAGTAGCAGCATTTGTTGTTCTTTGGAACAAGTCAGAAAAATTCAGAAATTTTTGGATTGGACTTTGGGAAAATATAAAAAAAGCAGTTCAACCAGCTATTGATTTTATAGTTGGATATTTCAAAACGGCTTGGGAGAATATTAAAGTTGTATGGGATACAGTAACAAGTTATTTTAAAATGATTTTTGATAATTTAAAATTATTATTTTCTGCTATAACAAAAGTTTTTTCAGGAGATTTTAAAGGAGCTTGGGAAGATATAAAAGGAATATTTTCAAATGTAGGGTCTTGGTTTAAAGATCATGTTCTTGGAGCAATAGGAAAAGTATTTCAAAATATTGATAAATTTCTAACTGATCATTTTGGAGATGCTTGGCAAAATATAAAAAATATATTTTCATCAGTTGGTACATGGTTCACAAATAAATTTACAGAGGCTAAAAATGGAATTGTAAATGGATTTAAGGCTGTTAAAGATTTCTTTCAAAATATTTGGGAAGGAATAAAGAATATATGGTCTACTGTTGCCCAATGGTTTAATGATAAGGTAATTACACCAATTAAGAATTTTTTTCAACCATTGGTTTCTTGGTTTACACAACTGTTTACAAGTATATGGAATTTTATAGCAAGTGTATTTCAAGTAATTGCACAATTAGCACAAGGTTGTTGGAATGCAATTGTACTTATATGGGGTGTAGTTTCAAATTGGTTTAATGAACATATTATAACACCATTAACACAATTTTTTACTAATCTATGGAATGGAATAAAAAATGCAGCAAACACAGCATGGGAAGGTATAAAAGGAATATTTACAGTAGTAGCAACATGGTTTCAGAATACAGTTATAACACCATTAACACAATTTTTTACTAATTTATGGAATGGAATTAAAAATGCAGCAAGCACAGCATGGGAAGGTATAAAAGGAATATTCGTAACAGTAGCGACATGGTTTCAATCTACAGTTATAACACCAGTTGCAAACTTCTTTGGAAATATGTGGAATAATTTTAAAAATGGAGCTTCTAATGCATGGAATGGAATAAAAAATGTATTTTCTAATGTTGCAAATTTCTTTAGAGAAACATTCCAAAATGCATGGCAAAAAGTTAAAGATGTATTTTCAACAGGAGGAAAAATTTTTGATGGAATAAAAGATGGAATTGTTAATGCATTTAAAAATATTGTTAATGGAATTATTAGAGGAATAAATAAGGTGGTTTCTATTCCATTTAATGCAATTAATAATGTACTGGACAAAATTAGAGATATAGAAATTGTAGGTGCAAAACCATTTTCAGGATTAATTTCTAGAATATCAGTTCCTCAAATTCCTGAATTAGAAAGAGGTACAGTATTAAGAAAAGGACAAGTTGGATTACTAGAAGGTAATGGAGCTGAAGCGGTTGTTCCACTTGAAAGAAATAAATATTGGATAAAGGCAGTAGCAGATGATATGCGAAAACAACTTAAAGGTAATGCATATAATGCAAACAACATATCTAATACAACATCTAATGTTAATAACTTTACTCAAGTAATAAATGCTAATAAACAACCTTCAAGATTGGAATTATATAGACAAACAAAGAATTTATTAAATTTGGTATCAGCTACGACATAATAGTTAGGAGGTAATAGAAATGTTTTCATTAAAAATTGAAACAACAAAAGGTTCAATAATAGAATTAACAAACAATGAAGAGAATTTTCAGGTAACAAAAATTGAAGGATTAAATCCTCCTAATGCGACAATTAATACTTCAAGTTATGCTAATGGTGATGGCTCTTCTTTTACTAGTTCAAAAATTCCTAATCGTGAAATAGTAATTACAATTTATATAAATGGAGATCTTGAAACTAATAGGCAAAAATTATATAAGTATTTCAGAAACAAAGAATGGTGTAAAATTTATTATAAAAATAATTCAAGAGATGTATATATTGAAGGATATGTTCAAACTTTGGAAGTTTCGCCTTTTACACAAAAACAAGTTGCTCAAATATCTATATTATGTCCAAATCCTTATTTTAAAGATGTTGAAACTATTATAAAAAGCATTTCCAAAGCTATTGCAGGTTTTACATTTCCATTTTCAATAAACATTGATGAACCTGTAGAATTTTCTTCATTGCAATTAGAAAAAATTACAACTATTATAAATGAAAGTGAAAGTAAAACAGGTTTAATTATTGATGTTCGATTTATAGGAATAGTAAATAAATTGGAAGTTCGTAATGTAAATACAGGAGAAAATTTTATTATTGATTATAAATTTATAAAAAATGATAAGCTAGTGATTAACTGTAATAGAGGAAATAAATCTGTAATATTAACGAGAAATGCAGTTGAATATAATTTGATTCCTTATGTTGAAAGTGGTTCTACATTTTTCCAATTAGAAATTGGTGATAATAACTTTAGTTATTTGGCCGATGAAGGCTCAACTGATATGTTAGTAGATATATATTTTAAATATTATAAAGTTTATTTGGGAGTGTAGTATATGGATGAAGTTTATTTGTTAGACAGTGAACTTAATAAAAAATATATAATTGATACATATTCAAGTATTATATGGACACCAAGATATAATACATTAGGTGATTGTGAATTGGTTATATCAGCTTCGTGGGAAAATATAAAAAAAATAAAAGAATGTAAATATATGATTCGTGATGATGATGAAATGGCTTGTGAAATAAAAAAAGTAGAATTAAAAACAGATGAAGAAAATGGAGATCAATTAATTATCACAGGCACAGATATAAAAAATATATTAAATCAGCGAATAGTTATGAGTCAAACTAATTTTAATGGATTAGTGGAAGATTACATAAGATTACTAATAAATGATTCCATTATAAATCCTAAAGATTCGAATAGAAAAATTGCAAACTTTATTTTAGATGATAAAGTGGGATTTACGGAAAAAATAAGAGAACAAGTAACTTATGATTATATTGGAGATAAAATTCAAAAATTATGCAAACAATATAATTGGGGATATAAAGTAATTATAAAAAATAAAAATTTTATCTTTTCTTTATATAAAGGAAAAGATAGAAGTGATTACATTAAATTTTCTCAAAACTTTGATAATATAGCTACAACAGATTATTTAAAAGATGATTCTAATATTAAAAATTTTACAGTAATAGCTGGAGAAGGAGAAGGAGCAGAAAGAAGCAAAGTAACAGTTGGAGAAAGTATAGGAATCAATAGAAAAGAGTTATATATTGATGCTCGTGATGTTTCAAGTTCAATAGATTATACGGAACTACTTAGTAGTTACCCAAAAGGAACTGAAAAGACTATTGATGGAGTAATATATTATCAAGTAAATGGTAAAAATATAGCAATTATTATTAAAAATGAAAAGGGAGAAATTTCAGAAGTTAAATTATGCAATGATGTATATATGGAAAGTTTGAAAAGTACAGGATATGAAAGAATGGCACAGTACAAATCTACAATCTCCTTTGAAGGCAAAATTATAATTGGAGTTAATTATATATATAAAAAAGATTATAACTTAGGAGATATTATTAGTATTTCAAATGAATATGGAATTTCTATGAAAGCTAGAATAACAGAAGTTATAGAAAATCAAGATGAAAAAGGTTATACAATGGAACCTACTTTTGAAAATGTAGAATAATAAAAATAGGAGGCAAAAGATAATGGATGACACAAAATATACAGTAAATGCAGGTTTTTTTGGTGCAATTAATAAAGATAGGGCATATACTGCAGATGATATGAATAAACCATATAAAAGATTAATAAGTAATGGTATTTTTGCAACTCCTCAAGGAACCCCATCAACTGATTTACAAGTATTTTCTGCAAATGATGGAATGAATATTGTTGTATCCGCAGGTTATGCAATTATTGGGGATAAGTGGTTTGAAAATCCAAGTGATTTTATGATAACTCTTTCGCAAAATGCAGAAGTTTTAACAAGAATTGATAGCATTGTAGCTCAAATGGATAAAACACAAGCAGGAAGAGTTGGAAATATTGTGTATAGAAAAGGAAATGCATCAAGTAATCCAATTCATCCAAGTATTAACACAGATGAAGATATAGTGGAATTTAGACTGGCAGATATAAAAATTAGTCCTTCATGTGTGAAAATTACGCAAGAATTAATTACTGATTGTAGAGGTAGTGATGAATGTCCATGGATTACGAGTTTAATATATCAAGTTGATACTTCAACATTATATGCACAATGGCAAGAAGCTTATAAGAAATATTATGAAGATCAAGAAGCGGAACACGATAAGTATTTCGCAGATTTTAAAACAATGATGTCTGATTTCTTTAATGAAGAAGAAAATACTTTTAATTTATGGTTTGAAAAAATGAAAGGACAATTAAGTGAAGATGCAGCAGGAAAAATACAATTAGAAATAGATAATTTAACTACTATTTTAAATGAAACAAAAGAAAATTTAGAAGATGCAATTTCGCCAATTATAACAGAAGATGGATATTATATTGCAACAGAAGATAATACAAGATTAGTAGTTGGAATGTAAAAAAATAAGGAGGATTTTACAATTATGGGAATTAAAAAAATTTCAGAACTTGAAGAATTAAAAAATCTTCAAACAACAGATATATTACCTGTCGTTGATGTGGAAAATGGAACAACTAAAAAAGTTAAAATTTCCACATTACTTACTGCACTTGTAGAAAAAAATGCAGGTGCACATAATAGTATTTATAGAGGAAAAGATATTACTGATTTATTTTATGATGGGACATTAAGCAAACAAATTGCAGCAGGAACATTTGATGATATATTCGTTGGAGATTATATCATAGGAAAAACAAGTAAAAGAAAATATTTAGTTGCAGATATTAACTATAGATTACACATGGGAGATACAGAATGTACAAAACCCCATGTTTTGATGATACCGGAAAGAATAATGGGAACAGCTCAAATGAATGCTAGTAATATAACTGATGGAGCTTATATTGGTAGTGCAATGTATAAAACTAATTTAGCACAATTTAAAACAGTAATAAAAAACGATTTTGAAGCAAGTCATATATTGAAACATAGAAATCATTTACAAAATGCAGTTTCTAATGGATATGAAACAGGTGGAACATGGTACGATTCAGATATAGAATTAATGAATGAAATAATGGTTTATGGTTGTCAAATATTTAAAAATGCAATGAGTGGAACCAATGTCCCTAATAATTACCAAATAGACAATTCACAGTTATCATTATTCAGATTAAGACATGATTCAATAGTTGCTAGAAATGATGCAGGAGATAGATATTGGTACTGGTTAAGAGCTGTCGTTTCTTCTGCGGGTTTCGCGGGTGTCAGCAGCCTTGGTGGTTCGGGTTGCAACGGCGCTTCGAATGTCGGCGGTGTTCGTCCTGCTTTCCTAATCGTGTAATCAGGCATCGACAGGGCTTTATGCCCTGTCATATAATATAGTTAATATTCAAGATAGTTAAAATATTAAAATTAAAGTGATATAATTTCTGTTGAAAAAATAGAAAAGGAGAAATAGTATTATTTTGCAATGTCAGAGATAAAGAAAAGTGAAAGAAAAGAATCAAAATTACAAACAATTCATAATGCATATATGATAAGAATGGCAGTAACAAATTTAGCAGAAAATAATTTTTATATAACATTTTCAAAAATAGAAGAAAAAATAAACAATAGAATAAAAGGACTTGATGAAAAGGAACAAATAAGAATAAAAGAAAATATGTATAAATTTTATAGAAATCAAATAAATAGAGTATCAGACAATGTAATAGAATTAGCAACAGGAATAAGTAGGCATTTAAGAATTGCAAATACAATATTTCCAACATATATGTCAGAGTTTGAAGAAAGACGTATAGAAATGAACAGAGCTATGGCTTGTTGTAATGCACTTCAAGATGAATTGCAATATGCAGGAGAATGTTTATATGCTGATTTGAATAAGTATATGAATTTGGTTCTAGAAATTCAAAAAGAATTTAATATGATAAAATCACTTCGACAAACTGACAATAGGTTTTTAAAAAATATAAAAAAATAATAATTAGTGGGTAATCTTTGTATGTCGTTTCTTCTACGAATTTCGCGAATGTCAGCAACAATGGTAATTCGAGTTACAACAACGCTTCGAATGTCAACGGTGTTCGTCCTGATTTCACAACCCATACAATTTATTTATATGGACTTGATTCCATCGTATGGATATGGGAAAAGGAAAGGAAAGATTATCCCTTCAATAGCAGAATTGATAAATACTAATCATTATGTATTTGGTTACGACCAGTAATACTATTAAAGTGATTTTTATGAATATTTTTTATGATGCAAATAAAATTTATGAAGCTGGAACAAAGGCAATTCAAGGAGCACCTTTTAAATATCAATCACAATTGTTCGAAATGAACCATTTGATAGAAACAGCACAAATTTTAAAAGATTTGAAAGAGTGGAAATATAAACCAGTAGCAGGAAAAAAATTTACTATAAATGAACGAGGAAAAATAAGACATATTACAAGTAATAATATGGTTGATAAAACAATTAATCATTTACTTTGCGATAATGTTTTAAGTCCAGCTATTTCTCCATATTTAATCTATGATAATGGTGCAAGTCAAAAGAATAGAGGTGTGGCTTTTCATAGAAAAAGATTTGAAACACACTTACATCAATATTATAGAAAATATAAAAGTAATGAGGGATACATATTGTTAATTGATTTTAGCGGATATTATGCAAGTATTCCTCATAATTTATGTCTAGAAAATATAAAACATTTTTTGAGAAAAACAAATAAAGAAGAAGCACAAATTACTATGTGGATCTTAAAAAATATATTTGATGTATTTAATATAGATAATAAGAATGGTAGAGGTGTAGATATTGGAAGTCAACCAAGCCAAAATATAGGTATATCATATCCTTCAAGAATAGACAATTATATAAAAATTGTTAGAGGCTGTAAATATTATGGAAGATATACAGATGATAGTTATATTATTCATCAGGATAAAGAATTTCTAAAACAAATATTAAAAGAAATAAAAATTATATCAAATGAATTAGGATTGATAGTTAATGATAGAAAAACAAGAATAGCAAAGTTATCTCAACAATTTAAAGTATTACAAATAAATTATTCATTAACATCGACAGGAAGAATAATCAAAAAGATAAACCCTAAATCACTAACAAGAGAAAGACGAAAACTAAAAGCATATAAAAGACTTTTGGATAAAGGAAAAATGAAAAAGGGTGACATAGAAAATAGTTTTAAAAGTTGGATGGCAGGAAATTATAAAAAAATGTCAATTCAGCAAATAAGTAATATGTCACAATTATATTATGATTTATTTAAGGAGGTACCAAAATGGAAGAAACATGGAAAATTACATTATCTGATGGAACACAACTTAAAGACTTAAAATTAAGTGGAAATAATTATATTTCAAAAACAAAAATAACTGAAGATGATTTCAAAGGTAAATTATCAAAGATTGTAATTGAAAATGAAAGTGATAAAACATCAGAAGAACTTGAACACGTTGAATTAGTACAAATAGTTCATTATGAAGATGGGTATTATTTTGTATTAAGACAATTATCACAAGACGAAATAGATAAACAAAAAATGCAAGGTGATATTGAATATCTCGCAATGATGACTAATACTGATATGGAGGAGGTCTAAATTATGAGTAAAAATTTTGAAAAAGTTAAAAGGTTTTATGATAATGGGATTTGGAATGAAGCAAGAGTGTATAATGCAGTTGGAAAATGGATAACCAAAGAAGAATATAAGGAAATAACTGGGGAAGACTACGAATAATTTGCTTACGCAATATAAATATAAAAAATGCCTTAAATTCAAGTAATAAAAGTATATTAATAAAAAAATAAAACGCCTTAAAATCAATTTTAAAGCGTTGTTTTTTTGCCTTTTTTATTGAAAAAATCACAAGAGAGGAGGAGTAAGCAAATTGGAACATATATCAGTGATTATTATATCAATCGCAACTTTTTTGAATGCAATTTTAGCAATTTGTAGTTTTATTAGCAACATAAAGAAGCCAGTTGATAATGCAGTTGACAATAAATTCAAGGAAGCATTGAAACCAATAGATGAAAAACTAGAGATAATTGATACTAGAATAGATAAGTTAGATAAAAATCAATGTAAAAATTATCTTACAGAATTTTTAGAAGATATAAAAAATGGAATTTCCAAAAGTGACATACAAATCCAAAGAGCAACAGAAGTATATGATCATTATATAAATGATTTACATTTAAATACATACATTCATGATAGTTGGGAAAAGTTGATGAAAGGAGGAAAAGAATAATGACAGTTCAATTTTTAGTATATGTCATAACAACAGTATTTACTTATATTGCAGGTAAAGTGTCAAAACACTTTGGATGGAATTATGATTTACCAATAACAATACAAAACATAATCATAATAGCAATAGCATCTATAATAGGTTGCTTAATACATATTGAAAATTTAGATGCCAATAGCATTATAACAGCAGTAATTACAGCTGTTGGTGGTGTTGGTACAGCTGTTGTAGCTTATGACGCCAAAAACAAATAAATTTATTAAGGAGGATTTTCAATGGAAGAAAATGAAGTTTTAGGAAATGGAGAAATCCAAAGAAATGAAAATGAATTTGGAGGTAATGAATAATGAAAGGTATAGATGTATCAGCGCATCAAGGTAATATTAATTGGGATGCAGTAAAAGCTGCAGGAATTGATTTTGCAATTATAAGAATTAGTTATGGTCAAAATTCAGTAGATAGTAAAGCAATCAGAAATATAGAAGAATGTATTAGAGTAGGAATGCCATTTGGTGTATATACATATTCTTATGCATTAAATGTAAACAATGCTATAAACGAAGCAAACTTAGTAATAAAAACTTTAGCACCATATAAAGATAAAGTAAAATTTCCAGTGATTATTGATATGGAAGATGCAGATGGATATAAAAGAAAATATGGTATGCCATCAAATGATGTTCTAGTATCTATTTGCGAAAAAGAATGTTTAATGTTTGAAGAAGCAGGATACTATGCAGCAATTTATGCTTCAAAATCATGGTTCGATACAAAGCTAAATTCTTCAAGACTAAATAGATTTGATAAATGGATTGCATGGTGGAATAAAGGAGCATCATTTGATAAAAACATTTATGGAATATGGCAATACACATCTAGTGGTAGTGTAAATGGTATATCTGGTAATGTGGATATGAATGAAGCATATAAAGATTACCCATCAATAATTGGTGGTGGAAGTCCAACAAATACACAACCATCAACACCAACAAATAATGAACCAACAGGAAGTACATTAGATTTAGCAGTAGGTGTAATGAATGGTAACTATGGCGATGGAGAGACTAGAAAAAATAATTTAGGTTCTAGATATAACGAAGTACAAGACTTTATAAATCATATACATTCAGCAGATGTAAATATATTAGCAAGTGAAGTGAAAAGCGGTAAATATGGAAATGGAGAAACTAGAAAGATTGTTTTAGGTTCTAGATATAATGAAGTTCAAGACATAGTAAATAAAACATCAAATTCAAGTTCGTCAAAAACATATATTGTAAAAGCTGGAGATACTTTATCAGGAATTGCTGCTAAATATGGAACTACATATCAACAAATTGCAAAGAAAAATGGAATAACAAATCCAAACAAAATTTATGTAGGACAAGTATTAAAAATATAGTAGGGAGAAATAATCTCCCTATTATTGTATATTCTTTAAATTTTGTTGTATATTATATAGTATATCAAAAGCCTCTTTACAAGTAGTATTATTTAGGTCAATATTTTCAATCTGTTTAATAATATTGTTGTAAAAAGTATTTTGATTAGAAGATGCATGAGTAGGAACTAATTTATATTTTAAGTTGTGAGAATCAAGCAATTGTGTGTATTTATCTAATTTGGCGATTGGAAAACCACACTTTATAATCTCTGGACTTAAATTGGTTAATTTTAATCCAATTTTATTAGATACTATTCTAGCATCTTCATTTAATATATTGTAAAAAATACCAACTTGAAAAATATAAATTGAATCTGGATCTTCTTTTTTAAATTCTTGATATTGTTTCATTAATTTACTCATCTTTTTTATTTCCTTTATCTTTATTTTTTCTTTTTCCTTTTTTTCTAACAATAATATCTCCTATTTCACAATCGAATAAATCACACATTTTTTCTAATGTATCAAATTTAATACTATTTGTTTCATTATTCATCATTCTAGTAAGTGATTGATAACCTCCTTCCATATTTTTTACAAACCAATATTTTGACTTCTTTTGTTTCTTTAATAATTCATTTACTTTAACTTGTATCATCTTAATCACCTCCTCCCAATATATCTATTTTAAAAGAAAGTAATAAAGATTTTAACTATCTGCGATTTGACTTAAATTGAAGATAACTATTTTACAATATAGGTATTTGTGTTATAATATACTCAAATTTAGGCAAATGAGGTGTTATTATGAACAATACTGAAATATTAGAAATGTTAAATAATATAGAAAGTTATATAAAACATGAAGAAATAGAAGAGGTTTTAAAGTATATTAATAGCAAAAAGAAAGAACTACATATAAAAAAAGATGTAGCTAGTGAATATATGGATAAATTATTAGAAAATTTAAAATAAAAGTCGAAAATTGTCGAAATGTGCAACTCAATAATGGCAAGGAAAATTCAAGATAATATCTATCTTCTAGTGGAGTTATTTTATTTAACATAATATGGTAAAATATAATAAGAGATATCTCCAATAAACATAAGGAGGATATAGATATGGAATTAAACTTTATAGAAAAGGTATTGTCAATAATATTAAAAAAATATACAAGAAAAATATACATAAAAGGAATTATTGATGGGTTTAATTGGAAAGAATAATAATTTTTTTCGCAAGGCTGTAATAAGGCTGTAATGACTTATTAATGAAGTAAATAAAAAATAAAATGATATAAGCTGAAAGTGAACGGAGAGTAAGAAATGAGAAATATAAAACTAACAATAGAATATGATGGAAAAGATTTTAACGGTTGGCAAAAACAGACTAAAAACAAGGGTTTGAACATATTTTGAATTTATTTCAAAGTATGTCAAATCCTATATATTAAAGCATTTTATATTTTTAATACATTTTAAAATAAATATGAAATATTTTAAAATTATTGTGCAAGGCTGTACTGGTGGCTGTATAAAATATTATTTAAAATCAATTGTAAGTCCTTGTTTTTGAAGGTACTCAAAGGACATATCAAGATGTTCTTTTTTAAATTTGTCAAATACTTCACAATATACATTTAAAGTAGTTGCAACATTTGCGTGTCCCATAATTTTTGCTAAAACTGCAGCAGGCATTCCTGCTTCAATACATCTAGTTGCGAATGTATGACGCAACATGTGTTGATGAACATCATAACCTTTACCTATATTATTTTCTTTGCAAAAATACTTGAACATCATATTAACTGTATCTGTACTGATACAGTGTTTATATGAGTTACAAAAAAGAAGATTATAATCATTTTCTGTATAATATTCTGATGCTAGATATTCTTTAAGTAATTTCTCAACAAAAGAATCCATCATTAAATTTCTAATTCCATTTACTGTTTTTGTATATGAACCTATTGTTGCTCTATCATCAAATGTACGAGTTATTGTTCTTCTAACATGAATTATTTTATTTTCAAAATCAAGATCATTTATATCTAATGCATTTATTTCTCCCATTCTCATACCAGTATATAAACTTAAAAAAATCTGATATTTATATCTAAACTTTGCATCTCGTAAGGTTTCAATGAGTTGTTTTTGTTCTTCAATTGTGAATGCTGAAACTGTCTTTGATTTATTATTAAATTTCTTTGACAAAGGTATCTCAAATTCTAATTGATCATCTAAAAAGTTATAACGCAATATGTTACGCCTTACAGCTATTTTAAATGTATTATTAACAATACCATATATTTTAGCAATTACAGAATCAGAATATTTTGTAATATATACGAAGAAGTCTTTTAAATCATTTTCTGTAATTTTTTGCAGTTCCATATTTGCCATATAATGAGAAGATATATTTTTTAATGTATGCAATTTACGAGAATACGATGATTCTTTTAATTTATTCATTTTATAACCATTATCAATAAATTCTTTTGCAATACTATAAAAAGTTACCTTTGACTTGTCAACATAGGTATCAGTATTTAATTCTGTTATTATTTTTTCTAATTTGTTTTTTACTTCTTGTCTAGTTTTTCCATATATGGTTTTTCTTTTTCTTTTGCCGGTTTTAGTATCATACATAGCAATAGTATATTCTGTAACCCACATAGTTTTTCCATTTATTTCTCTTTTGAATATAGTACCTTCGCCATTTCCTCTTTTTTTGGCTGTTCCCATAAATAAAAAACCTCCATTTTTCAAATATTTTTATTGTAACACTTGAAAAAATGGAGACTTTTGTATATAATACAAAAGTAATCACTTTTTCAAGTGTTTACACCTTTGGATAATGTGTGTAGTTCGGCAAAAACAGGCACATTATCCTTTTTTTATTAAAATCTTTTGTTTTTCTAAAATACAGTTATCTAAAAAATCAGTAAATCCAGTTGGAGGATAGGCTACTGTTGTGTTATATTGACCAGACGGTATTGTAAAAGTTATATTTACAACATTAATTCCACCTATGGTTTTTGTTTTTTCTTTGGCAGTGTTTGCTCCAATAGCAGCACCAATTGGACCAGCTATTAAATCTCCAACGACAGCTCTGCTAACTACTCCTTTTTTCTGTGTAATAGTTTTTTCTCCAATAGTTCCTAAATTATAGCTATTTATTTCATCAAATGAATATATAATATTTTGATTTTTATTATTTTGTTTTCCAACAAAAAACAATTTATTTTCTATATCAATAGAAACAGGTGTCATCCCTAAACCTTTTAATACTGTTGTTGGTTTAAATTTTAAAAACCTTTCATTATTTATATTCCAAAATTCTTTTAATTCTTCTATTGTATTTGTTTGATAAGATTTAGAAATACGAATACAATTTGAACAGGCAACACCATTAACAATATTAAATTTGGTGAATAATCCCAATTTGCAATTACAAATATCACATTTTTTTGACATAAAAACCTCCATTCTATTTAAAAGCACTTTTATTTTCTACTTTTATAACTTCTCCTAAAATTTCAATATCATTTAAAGTTAAATTATCTTGTATTGGAAAATTCCACATATTCATTGCTTGTAATTCTATTTTTCCGTCATCTGACTGAATAACTTTACGAATAATAGGTGCACCACCTTTTATTTTTAAAAGGTAGGTTTTTTTATTAAAAAATTCTTTATATTTTTTTATTATTGCTATGTCTCCAACATCAAGAAGCGGAGCCATAGAATTATCAGATGATTGTACTGCAAAATAATTTTTAGGATCCTCATCTTTGATATCTGTTCTATATACATAAGGTATTTTCTTAATAATTTCATTAGTTGAAAGATTTATAACATTAATTTCAGCAATTTTAGTTCTTCCGAAACTTCTATCCATAGGGACATCTTCTCCCATAAGCCAAACCTCATTAATATCTAAAGCTTTAGCTAAATTGTATAGTGCTGTTTGCTTTGCTTCATATTTACCTTTCATATATTCACTTAATGATGATTTTGAAATTCCACTTTTTTTTGACAATTCAGCAGGTTTTATATTTCTTATTTTCATTGCTTCTTTTAATCTATTTGAAAAAGAACTCTTCATAATTTACCTCCATAGCAAATACATTATAACAACAAAAACCAAAAAAAACAATGGTTTTCCAAAAAAAAATAAAGAAACTCGAATTTTTTTCAAAAAAACTATTGACAAAACAAAAACAGTAATATATTATAATGTCAGTTCGGAAACACGAACAAAAATGACAAGAAAGGAGAAAAAAGGATGGAAGAGAATACAATATACGATTATTCTATTCTTAAAGGAAAAATAGTAGAGAAGATAGGAAGTAGAAGAGAATTAGCAGAAAAATTAGGAATAAATGAAACAACATTAAGTAATAAACTTAATAATAAAACTGATTTTTCAAGAGAAGAAATGAAAAAAATATGCAAAATTCTTGATGAACCATTAATTAAGATAATAGAATATTTTTTTACAGAAACAGTTCGAGAAAACGAACAAAAATAAAAAGGAATGATATTTATGAAAAAATTTAAAAATGCCGAACTACACACAAAATTCAAAGGAGGAAAAGAAAAATGGAATTGAAAGACGATGTTTTTTATACACCAACAGAATTTGCAAAATTAAGGAATTGTAGTGTACCAACAGCACTAAGTATTTATAATTCACAGGACTTTCCAAGCGAAAATTTCGGAAAAGAAAAAGTTGCTTTAGGTAGTGCAATAAGAGAATGGTATAGCAAAAAAAGAGTAAAAGGAGAAGAATAAAAATGAAAAAATTTAATAAAAAGAAATTTATAGTAAGAATAATTGAATTATTAGTAATAATAGCAACAATTATATTAACAATATTATCAATTAATTATGCAAATAAATTAAGAGGTTATCAAGCTTATGGTGGAGAGTATTTAATACCAGTTCTTGGACTGTTGGTAGTATTAGTTATAGAAACAATTTATGAAGAAAGTGAAGAAAATAAAAGGAGAGGAAAACATGGAAAAAGATAGATTACATGATTGTTATATATGGCACATTATTACTTTAGCAAAAATGAAATATAAATTAAAACAATTGAAGGGAGGAAAATAATATGAATGGATATCAAGAAATTAAAGATCTTATTTCAGATATAGATGAATTTCATAACGAGGCTGAATTAAGAGAAATATTACAAGAAATTTTATTTATCTGTGAAGATAATATAAAAAATGAACCATCTATCGACAGTCAAATCGAAAAATAGATGATTCATAAAAGATATTTAGATAAATACTTTCTATTTTCATTTTATCAAAAATACTAATATAAGTCAAGAAAGAATGTTTGTATATCATAAAAGAAAATAGAAAAAACAAAAGAGATTTTGAAGTTATTAGGAAAGGAGTATCGCACATGGCAAACAAAGATGCATATTATTTTAGCCATGACTCTAACGCACTAACAGATCCAAAAATACTTTCAATGCGTTGTGATTACGGACTAGAACGGTTATGGTTTATATTGGGCAATATTAGAAATGTTAAGAAATGAATCTACATATAAATTGCCATTAAATAAAAATACATATAGAGCAATAAAAATGCAAACAGGAACATCAATAAATGTTGAACAATATATAAATGATTGCATTAATGAGTATAAAGATAGTGAAAGTGGAAATGGATTATTTAATTCTAAAGATGGTATGTTTTGGTCGGAAAGTTTTATTAGAAGAATGGAAAAATACGAAGACTTAAAAGAAAAAAGAAAACAAGCGGCAAATGCAAGATGGAATAAAGAAAAAGAAAAAAACGAAAAACAAGAAAAAGATACAAAGCAAGAGAAAAATGCAAAAAAATGCAAAAGTATAAAAAAATATTGCAAAAGCAATGCAAGTGCATACCAAAAAAGATACAAATGCAATGCAAAATTGAAAAAAGTGTATGCAAAAATATGCAAATTAAATGAAATTAAATTAAATAAAATTAAATTAAATAAA